GTCGTAGCGAATAGCAATATATTGGCCAGTTCCTGCCTTGGTATTTTTCAACTCCGCAGCCGTAATGCTGGCCGTGTACCAGCCGCTTGGCAGCGGCTCATACGATTTTTCGGACACCGGCATATCGTCTGCACTAAAAGTTTGATCTAAAAAAGCCATTATTCTTCTCCTATCATGGTGATGGTAAATGTTGGGCGGCCAGGCGTTGTGGTTATGGCTCCCAACAAAGGTTTGGTAATGCTCTCATCAGCCGCTTTCCAAGCAGCGGATGCAATCTCAGGTTTCCAGCGAAACAAACTACTTAAATGCTCCTCAAGGCCGTTGGCCTTCGCCAGCTCTTGCAGCTTGTCGGCGTTGATCTTCCTATTCATACGGCCTTCGATCTTGACGACGTACTGGCCAACCTCGCGGTTTTGGGTGCCTTCAAATGATTCAGCTACCTTGAAATGCTTGGCCAGCTTGTCCTCAATCTCACGACGGTAGGACGTTGCTGCCGCTTCCTCCATCTTGGCGATTGTCCATTCTTTGGACAGCGTTTCGATTTCGTTCATAGAATCCACTCCACGATGGTTTCGGCAAAGATGGCCAGAGTCATAACGATGGCGATATTGATGTTCATGCCTTGGCTCCAATCTTTGCAATAATCATTGACAGGTCAGGCGCTTCCCACGATTCGAGCTTGCCAGAGCGATCCTTGGCCAACCAGAGGCCATCGGAGTCGCACATCAAAGCGCGCTGGCTATTTCCTTCGGCATCGCGCTCAACACGCAAGGCTAAAACTTCGTCAAAGAAATACGGCAAAGATTGGCCGGTCTTGTTGCCTGGCATACTTGGCGCATACAAGATACGACCCATTTCATCCTGCGTCTTTTCTAGCTTGGCCCTCATGTAAACGTGCTTGGCTGGCAGGTCACGGAATGCTCGGATAATGTCGGCCATCTGTTCCTGCATGGAGCCATACGCTGCACGTGGGTCTTTGTTGACCTTTTTCTCATAGTTCAAGCACACCTCGGCGACTTCGCTGATGCTGTCAATGGCCACCGATTCAAACTGCGTGGCTTCCTGCGATTCAGCCAGCCATTTGTAAGCCTCTTGAAGCTCTGCCATCGTGGTGATTTCGATGTAAGGCAGCTCGGCATCCTGAATCGATAGAAGGCCGCCTTCGGCGCTTAAAACGATTGGGTTGGGCAGCGTTGGGATAAGGCTAGTTTTACCTGCACCGGCTTGGCCATACACCAAGAGCTTGACGCCATTGGCCGATAGATTGCCGGTGCTTTTTAGATTAATGGCCACGGCTTACCTCCGCATAGGTCAATTCAGGATTGTTGTTTTCAGCCGCCGCCCACGTATGCGCCCATTCTTCAGCGGTCTTGCTGCTCTTAATTGCTTGCGTGTTGCAGTTATGCGCCACCAGTACGGCGTCAACGTCATCCAAGTCGATGTCGTACTCGGCGTAGATGGCTTTTGCATCCTTTGAAATAATCATGGTTTATGCCTCCACACGTTCAACTGTGCCAACCAACTCGCCATCAGCAATCAAAAACAAAATATGTTTAGCGCGATTTAAAGTTTTACGTGCTGCTTCACTCATGCCGTAAGTCATTTCTTCCTGCGCATCGCTCATCAATCCAGCAACAACCATGTGGCCACCGCTGAGTTTATAAGTAACGCTTTCCTTTACTGACTCAACAAATTGATTGATGTCTGACACACCGAACATTTTTTGGGAATCATTCATTTTTACTCTCCTATTTAGTCGCCGGTCAGGGTATCTGGTTGGCGATTAGTTGCATCCTAAATCTAATCAATGTATGCTGTCAACACTTTTTGAAGCCAACTCACAATAAATTATATGATTTATACATTAGATAAGATTAGATTTCTATTGCAGGATAGAAGACTAAACCATATTGCCGAGGTGACAGGCATTCATATCAACACGATTCGGGACGTTCGTGACAATCTAGACGCTAATCCAACGTACAAGGTTTTGGTGGCATTGAGCAATTACTTGGAGAGCACGAATGTCAACCAAGGCTGAAGCAGCGCTGACCTATGCGTCATGGGGATGGCACGTTATTCCTGTGGTTCCCAATGGAAAAATACCGGCGACTCAACACGGCGTTAAGGATGCCACGACCGACCCTGAACAAATAGCCATTTGGTGGGCGCAAAACCCCGACTTTAATATCGGCATTGCGGCTGGCGCTAAGTCAGGCATCGTTGTCTTTGACGTTGACCCCCGCAATGGTGGTGAAGAGTCATGGACTAAGTGGGTTGAGGCTAATGGTGATGTGCCTGATGGCCCGATGCAAGAAAGAATAATGAGAGTGTTGTGGCCGAAGTCATTCGCTTGGCTGGCGATAGAAAGTCGTGGTTATTCTTTTGCGCAGGTATCAATCACGCGAAAAACGTATCGATTGAGTTGCGCGACCAAGGCATCAAGTCGGCGTGTATTACTGGCGAAACGCCAAAGTCAGATCGTGAGCGAATTATCCATGAATTTAAATCTGGAAAAATAAGGGCTTTAACAAATGCTAACGTGCTTACTACTGGTTTTGATGCTCCTAATATTGATCTGATTGCCATGCTGCGCCCGACCATGAGCGCCAGTCTGTACGTGCAAATGGCGGGTCGTGGTATGCGCATTAAAGATCACATCGACCATTGCTTGGTGTTGGATTTTGCGGGAGTGGTTGAGACGCATGGCCCGATTACCAACGTGCAGCCACCGAATAAAGCAGGGTCTGGAAACGGTGAAATGCCGGTCAAGGTTTGCACCGAGTGCCATGAACTCTGCGCCATATCCATGAAAGTGTGTCCATCCTGTGGCCACGAATTCCCGCCGTCCGTACCGAAGCCATTAGCGCTGCGCCATGACGATATTATGGGCATGGATGCCAAAGACATGATTATTACCGGCTGGAACTGGCGCAAGCACATCAGCAACGCAAGCGGTAAAGAAATGTTGGCCGTCAGTTATTATTCAAAGAATTTGTCCGACCCATCGATTACCGAGTACCTGCCACTTCGCCACGATGGTTATGCGGGTGACAGAGCTGTTAGAGAGTTAGCCAAGATGGCCAATGCGTCCGGTGTGGGTAGCCGTGAATTGTTTGCGGTGGGTGTGACGAAGCTAGACCAGATTGCCACGTACATGAATCACGGCAAACCACCGGCCACGATTGCGTATAAAAAAGAAGGCAAGTTTTATCGCGTCCTATCAAGGAAATGGAATGACTGAACGAATCCCCACCGAGCATGAAGAACAGCGAGAAGTCGTTAAATGGTTTCGCCAGACATACAAAGAGGTAAGAATTTTTGCCATTGCTAATGGCGAGAAGCGATCCATCACGGTGGCCGCACGGTTAAAGGTTGAGGGAGTTAGCCCAGGCGTTCCAGACTTGTACGCACCAGAATGGAAATTGTGGATTGAAATGAAGCGTATCAAAGGCGGTACGGTCAGCCCACAACAGAAAGATTGGCACGTTTACCTGCGCAGCATTGGCGATACGGTGCTGGTCTGCAAGGGCGCTGAAGAAGCAAAAGAGCAAATAATAAAATTTAGGGAGGGGAAATGAATCACAAACTTTTACGAATGTTAAACGAAGCAGGATTTGAATTCACGCCAGACATAATGAACAAACTGCCAGCGTTTGAAAATTTGGTTTGGTTGGAGCGCGAGGAGTGTGCCAAAGCAATGGATTCACTTGCTGAAAAAGATTTGTACACCAATTATTTTAAAGTGGCCGCTAATGCTATCCGCGCAAAAGGACAGGAATGAAAGAGTACACAGAAGAAGAGGTGCGTTTAATTATTGAAGGTGCTATAGCGGCAGAGCGCGAAGCGTGTGCGAAGTTGTGTGATGAGCATAAAAATCCGATTGACGATCCATTAGCGCCTATAGGCACGTATGAAAGTGGCAAATACGTTATTGCTGAATTTCTTGCTGATGCTATCCGAGCAAGAGGTCAGCATGGAGACTAAATTCTGCACCAGTTGCCAAAGCACTCGCGACTTAGCTGGCGGCGAATTTCGCAAAACCAGAGCAAGCAATCGCTGGATTTGCAAGCCGTGCTTAGAGCATAAGACAGAGAGCATTTACATGAACCGATCAGGCAAGATTGCTGACGTTAAAACGATCATGGAAAAACTATATAAGAGGGCAGCATGAGTGACTACGACATACATAGTTGCGGTTATTACTGCGACCGACCGCTTTGTATTAAAGCGCAAAGGGATGAGTTGAGGCAAAAGTTATTTTCAGATCAAGCGGTAAAGACGTATTCAGGTGGCCGCACGATTAAAAATTGAGGGAGTCAGTCCAGGCGTTCCCGATCTATACGCACCAGAGTGGAAATTGTGGATTGAAATGAAGCGCATCAAAGGCGGTACGGTCAGCCCACAACAG